AGTCAAAGACAAGGTTCCCCCGCCATTTCTATAGCGAGCAAGTAAGCCCCTGTCTTCATTGTGGTTCAACAGAGCCAAAATGTCAGTGCCTTTATTCTCGATAATACCGTTCAGGGAGTCTGGTGATATGATCTCACTAAAACCCCCTAAGTCTCTACTCTCGGAATTAAAGACAATACCATATCCATCTACCCGGCGGCTATCTTTGATTGCTCTAATCTCAGCCTCTGAATTAGTTAGATTTCTTATTTCTTTATTCATCTAAATTCTGTTTAGTAGTTTCTATTAGTGGTTTCATATTTACCTGTACGTAGGCAACATTGCCACCCTCAATATCAGGATTGCCTACCTTTCTTCTTATCTCATTGCTGGTATAAGCTCCCACCTGGAACATCTTCATCATATAGTTAGCCATAGAATCAGAATCAGAGCGTAACAGTTCTGCTATATCAAATCTAACCCTAAGCAAGGACCTCTCACTGGGGCGGAATAGTTTCCTGTTAAATTCATTTTCGATTTTGGCAACAATAGGTTGAAGAGTGTCAGTTAAGAATGCTAATTGACCTGCCTCTACACTGTTATAAGAACTCGCTTCCGTAGAAAAAGCCTTAGTTGGAGATATGCCAAAAAATCTACATATCTCTATTACACTGAATTGTCGTGATTCAAGCATTTGGGCATCCTTAGGGTTAACCGTTACCGGGGTGAATGTCATACCCTCCTCAATAACTGCGATCCCGTTCGGACTGCCTAAGGTAGTATCAAAGGCTGCATTCCATGAGGCTTTTATCCCATCAGCCTTAGCCTTATCCAACCGCCCTCGTACATTAAGAATACCACTAAGATTGGCCCCACCACTGAAAAACCCTTTTGCCTGTTTCTCTGAAGCATCTGAAAGACCTAAGCTCTGAACGGCATGTGTAAGAGTTGATACTCCTATTAACCCGTCATAACTGAAATTCATAACGTGAATCATTTCAGAGCCATCTACCGGCCTTTCATCATCGCCAACCTTGTATAATAGTGTGCCATTCTTCTTTTTAAAAATGACTATCTTTTCATTGATAATATTTAATGCAACCGGATTACCTGACTTATCCCGGGTTATTTCAATAAAAGCATTTCCTTTTAAAATTACCTTTGAAACAAGAAGTTTCATAAAGGTGTATCTGCTTGTATTCGGGTTAGGTTCTGTTCCAATAATGTAACTGGCCGGGTGCTTTTCATCAGTTCGCCAACCATCGTTAGATAGAAACCTGATAACCTCAAACGGCATTGTAGCAATACTATCAGAGATAACCTCTACCGCTCTATATACAGTAGATAATTGCATAGACTGCATCTCGTTCATAGTAGCAGTAGTACCTCCATAAGTAAGCCCCAGGCTACGCAGAAAATCCTCATAAATATTTCTTTTCTCTGGCCTGCTAAACACCCGTTGTATCCATGTATCTTTTTTCTCCATGTTAATATATTTGCCCTGTAAAAGTGTCCTGATTCTCTATATATGCCGCAAGTGCCTGGATCATTGCTATTACACCATCTATCTTTTTCTTATTAATGCCCTTGTTAGGTTTCACGTTTCCGTTATGGTCTTGCTTTAATTCAACATTCCTAAAGCAATATCTTGTTATAGGGTTGTCATCTATTATAACCTTTCCGCTCAAAAGCAGCCTTTCTAACGCCCGGGTAGGTGCATTGAAATTGGCCACTGTTTGTGAATATGGCTGTAGTGGAAGCCCCTCTTCTGTTGATTGCACTGCCCATTGCGTGGCGTTATAACTATCATAATATACATGCCTTAATACGCTTGAAGCATCTACGTCAAGCATATCTTTCGTAATATAATCATAATCTGTAACATTTCCCCCCGTTGTTATTAAATAACCGTACTTTTGCCAGAAAGCATATTGGTCTCTGTCGGGCCTTATTCTCAAACTTTCGTGAGGGAGATAATATTTTGTATGGAAGTGATATATTTCATCTTCTACATATAGATAACTTACAGCGGTTAAGTCCTGAACACTTGCAAGGTCAACACCTATAAAACAATCCTTTTTAGTAAACTCCTGTATATCAACCTTTTTGGTAGCCTTCAATAAATACTCGTCTGGTATCCATGTAGTAGCACTATCCATCCACTCATTGAAGTTCTTTGTTCTTACACCTACCTCATCAGATGGACTGTTAATTGCTTGCGTAACTTGTTTTCTAAGAAAATCAATTGATACTGTAACCCCCAGGTTAGGGTTTGATTTGATCCAGTTCTTTTCATCCTTCCAGTCGTCATCGTTATCCATTGAGAAAATCATAACGAACATGCCGTCATCTTCTTTTAACCCTGAAACGATCTCCGTGCAAACCGTTCTTAATTCATAACAAGGGAGTGACTTATCAAAGCCGGCAGTGGTAACAGTATATAACATTGGATTCTCTCTCATACCCATAGATGAGCGGATAACATCTCTAACCTGTGCATTTGGTGCAGAGTGATATTCATCTACCATTCCCATACTACAATTATATCCATCTAACTTACTGCTATCGGCTGACAGCACTTTTATTTGGCTGTCAGCCTTATCATAAAAAATGTCGCCCCGAAAGGTACGTAAATAGTTTTCTTTTGAGTCAAATTTTCGTGCAAATTTTCTGGTAATATCATAAGCTATTTTTGCCTGTTCTTTTGAGTTAGCAGCAAGCAGAACCATTGCATCACTTTCCCCGTCGGCTATGAGATGATAAAGAGATATTACAGCCCCCATTGCTGTCTTCCCTCCCTTCCTTGCCATTTCTATATAAGCGTTGTTAAACCTACGTAAGCCACTATCAACGTAAAAAAACCCGTATAGGTTCATGACAAGGAATACTTGCCAGGGTTCAAGTATAAATGGTTTTCCTGCATGTTTACCAGTAAAGTGCATTTGCAAAGCAATAAAATCTATAACAGCCTGAACCTTCTCTTCTATAAAGGTTAAATCTTTTCGTAGCAAATCCTTCTCAAATCTTTCAACAGCTTTCTTTATATTTATCCCGGATAGTATTTTCCCAGACTTAATGTCTTCACAATATTGAAAGCCTCTCTCCACTATCGTACCTCTTTCGTCTTATCTTTTACAAACTGCTCAATGGGTGACATTGTTTCATATTTGTCCTTTTGGGATACGATATCCTTCCGGCTCTTAGGCGTAAGACCAAACTCAATAAGTAGCTTAGTTAACTGTACCTGTGCGTCTAATTGGATTTTAACTGCCGGGTGTGCTTTGATACTGTCTCCTGCCTTAGTGGTGGTGTTAATAATAAGCCCCTCCTTTAACAAGATTTTAGTTGCTTTGATATACGTATCGTAAGTGTTAGATATTAGTGTTAGGGCAGATGTATCGAGCCTATTATTTATAGCCTTTTCCTTTAGGATGATATTTAATTCATCCATAAATAATGTAGTATCTTTCATGCTTTTTTCCTTAATTCATAGTGTGATGGGTCATGGAAGTTCTTCCAGTCACCCCCCCAGATTAGATCCAGGTGTTGTATTTTCATCTCGCTCCATATCTTCATTACTGTTTCATGCAGCTTAATAAAAGCCTCTTCGTCTTCCCATGTAAATTTCCCATTCACATAAGGAATAAAATCAACAGCATTACCTGTTTGGTGACGGCTGATTGTATTCTGTCCATCACACTTTGATACACCGGCCATATATAACATCCCCTGCATGCCAGAGGTTCTAAATCCACCATTCTTAATAATCCCAAAATCTACGGGCGTTTCAAGGATGACCTTTTTAGCTAAGGTTATAAAAAATTCATTGATGCCTGACATATTGTTAAGGCTTGCCTGAGATAGTACAAATCCTTTTTTCACCTTTTCTACTTCTACCTTAGGTTCTACCTTAGGTTTTGTAACTTTTTTATTTGCCATAACTGTTTTTTTAGTCTTTCTACGAATCAAATTTAAACCTTTTATTTTGATAAACAATAATTTTTCTTATGTATGTCTTGATGGCAGGGGCCACAAATAGACATTATATTACTGTAATCAAGTGCTAAACGCTGCCTCTGATACTTATCTATGCCGTTCATAAATGGGATTATATGATGCACTTCTGTTGCCATTGTTGTTTTTCCTTTCTCTTCGCAAACCTCGCATAGTGGGTTCATCATTATTTTATAGGCCCTTAATTCCCGCCACGCAACACTATCATAAATATCCTGTGCAGTTCTTTTATTGTATGTTTTTATTTTTGGTTTACGTTGTCGCTTTAAATTTATTTTTCCCATACTTCATTTAATAGTTAGGATATATCGGTGTTGTACCCCATTTAGCCATACCATTCGGTCAATGGGGCGGAGCATCTATCACAGCCGAATCCGTTCTTTTTCCCTTGAATATTTCCGCAACTCATACATTCATATCCAATCACTTCTTCTTCCTCGTCTTCATAATCAGCATCAAAAACGGGGTATAACAATGCGTCATACGCAATTGGCTTAGTTTCTTGGACATTTGAAGTTTTTTTTGTCATAATATATTTAGTTTTTAATTTGATAATTCATTATTTTTAATAGCCAAAATCGCATACGCTTAACGTTATCGGTAATTTAAGAGCTGCTATATTCCCAATTACCACATTTTAAGCAACTGTAAGTCACTCCTAATTCAACCATATTTTTTCCGCAACATTCGCTACCTTCCCCTTCATCTTCTCCTAATGCGTTCCATCCTTCTTCATCATAAAAACTACCGCTAACATCAGCTAAATCTTCATTGCCTAAG